GAATTCGATCGGTCCATCTAAAGAAAACCTTTGAATCATCCCCAGAGAATATCGCATAGAAATATTCTTTGACCCTTCCTTTTCCAGCAATTTGCTGAAGTATCGGGATGAAGCATAAATAATTAACAAGAGAATTGACTAAAGTAACTAAAGGATGACCAGAGGGCATACCTTTAGAAATCTTATAGACAAAACCTGGAGGGATTACTAAATTTTTATTGATCAGAGTATCAGTTAGAAACGAGAAGTATCTAGTATGAAATCTGTCATCTGGGTAACATTTCCGGATTAAGCTCATAGCAGCAAGCATCATTTCACCGTCAACATGAGCATCGAATAAGGTCCAATCAGAACGCAAATTCCACTCATAGAATTGACCTAGTCTACGAAACCATTGATTTTCCATAAAATTGAAATTTTTGCCCACAAAAATACAATTCTGGTCAATCTCCTGAAGTAGCTTAGTGAATGGTTGTACTACGATCAAACTTAACAGCACTAATGGCTCCTCTGGGATCCATATAGCCCTTGTACCGACTGCAGTCTCCTCATTGGATAACTTTATGTCCTTACTTCTACCTCCTAAAGTCCAAAGTCCTTGCCATTTATATCTTTTAGTTTGTAAATGATCGAAGATCTTTTCGGCAATCGGTAATGAAAACCGTAACGTATCTTTACGTGAATCGCCAAAGAAAAGTTTAGTGTAAAAGCCTGGATGAGCTTTAGGGTTAACAGAAATCTGACTAAGTAAATCTTTAGATAGAGGGGGCATAACTGGCAGCTTGAGCCATGGGAAACCTTCTTCTTCTAATATTCTCAGATAATCAGAAGAAGTATGCTTAGGTTTCGCATACTTGGTGAACTCTTTTAAAACATTGGAGTAGGAGTCATAACTACCAGTCCAAACTTCTCGTTTAGTACGAAGGATGTTTCCGAAATCCTCTTCATCAATTCTAGGGACTTTAGAAATAAATTTAAGAAAGTCGGTGTTTACAGGTATTCGTTTGCTTGGCGCATAACCAACATAGTTCGGTGTATAGCCAATAACCTTACAGACAGGAGTTTCCACAAACGGAGGTCCGTCTTTATTGATATATTTCCTAGTACGCCGAATGCCCACTACGTGATTTCTGCAAAACATTTCTGGATAGACATAACTCCTAATCTTTCTTTTCCTATGTAAGAAAGGAACAAATTTACCAGTCTTATCTCTATGCGATCCC